GTTCTTTATGTTACCACCGAACGCTGTCTTCAATCCAAACTGATTGATGGTGCCAAAAACATTTAAAACACCAAAGTATTGAGCAATACCACTAACTTCTAAAGAGAATGGCAAAGTTACTCCGGGTACAGCAATAGGAGGTCCAATGCTTACACCTGCTCTTATAACACCAGTGGGAAGAACACCACCGAAGATACTAATACCAGGGTTAGTGAGGACTCCTGCGGAGGTGAACTGAGATAAACTAAGTTTCGATAGGTCTGGAGATCCTATCGCAACTTTACCGAATGAACCCTTAGATGACTTAAACATTTGACTTATTCTCCAAGAGTTCTACCCAAAGTCTTTGCCTTTTCAGCAAAGTTAATAATGCTTTGAAGAAGACTTGGAGCAATGATAGGTTCTTGACCAGAAGCAGACATAACTGAACCTGTCTCAGAGTAGAGTGATAAACTTCCAGCATTCAGTAACATATCTGATGTGGATGAAAGATTAGTTTTAGTTGAGTCAACATTAAATTCTGGTGCTGTTACAGTCACAGTTTTCTGTGACTTGATAGATACATCCCCATCAGCATCTAGTGCTTCAATTTTTACATTGGCACCCTGCAATATAAGGTCACCTGTGTGTGCAGTGATTTTTATATTTCCATTGTTAGCATCAAGGACAATTGTCATAACATCATCATCGGATGCGTTTTTGCCAGAGTAAAGTTCAATAGATTTGTTGGCATAATATTTTGAATTACCAGACTGATAGAAGTGCAATCCTTGATTAGTATCAGTGCTTACAGCAAATTCTGCCTTTCCATGTCCCGCAGTTTCATAATTGGATTCAATGTTAAATCCAGGACGGCGCATTGCAAAGTAATCTTCCATGAGATCTTGGAATTCTGCTCTTATTTGCTTTACCTGGTCTTCTGATAATTTTGACATATGTAATTAATCACTAATAAGAACTGGGAGATGACGATCCGGAACTAGGAGGGTTGGTATCGGAGGGACTAGAACTAGGACTAGAACTAGGGGTAGTGAAGTTTGAAACAGGAGAATCTGGAGTAGGACTTGACCCAATGCAATCTATAACACTAGTAATTCCTACGAGACCAGATCTATCTGGAGTTTTATCCACAATATTCGTATCTTTATAAGACAAGATAGGAATAAGTTTTGCTCCTCTTCCAGTTTTAGTATTTATTATGGGTTCTGGGATAAAATCATATTCTGGGTCTGGTAATATCGTTGGTAGTGGAGTCACAATTATAGAACCATTACCAGGTGTGGGAGTGGGGTTGATAATAATCCCTGGTGGATTTGTACCACCACCTCCGCCACCGCCACCAGGAGGATCACCAGGGGTGACACCATCACCACCGCCGCCACCACTACCTGGTGGGAGTGGAATAATTATACTGTCGCCTGGAGTGTAACCAATTCCTGGTTTTTCAATGTAAATTCCAGTAATAATACCCACAGGATTTTTCGCAATTGGTGCAGTGTTGGGGCAGTAACCTCTTCCAGAGTTAAGAACTACAATTTTATCAACCTTTCCATCCTTAACGAGAACTTTGAGACTTGCACCACTACCTTTATTGGTATTATCAATAACAGATGCTGAAGTATCTGAGTCATACCCAGAACCAGGATTTGTAATTCTAGTTGCAATAATTTTTTTAGACCCATTAACAATTGGAGTTGCAGTTGCTCCAGAACCAGCACCAGATATTCTTATTTCAGGTGCAATACACTTGTGATATCTAAATCCAGGTGGCATGCGAATTAGATCGTCTTGGGTACGAGGATTATTAACTTTTTGATTACACGCATCAAAGATAGTATTCTTTCCAAATAGTGATGTAGTAGAAATTGCACTCTCAATTGATCCCAATCCTCTATCTAGTGCTCCTGCTGAATCTCCACCAGTAAGTTTATCTGTAGCACTGAGAACATCTCGTATTCTCATTCCATTATAATCATTATCCTTAAATTCATCTGACCCAAACCAATCACCAATATCTTTTTCTGCTTCATCCTTGATTCTAGTTAGATCAGCAGACACACCTTCAAGGATATTAATATTACTAATTTGTTTCTGCCAGTCATCCGTTGCTTGCACCAGAGATCCGTTTACCGTTGATACCCATTTACTTGGAGTGGTACACTTTCTACCATCACAACCAATGAAACTGAAGATAGCAGATGCAAGATTGCTTGCCTTTCTTAAGAAGTCTTGTACTTGTCCGATACCACCAGTCAACCAATCAAGTCCATCAAGAATTGGTGCCAATAGATCTTCAAGTGCTCGGAAAACTTTTGCAAAGATACCAGAAACAAATTGTTCTGCTGCACAAGTTGGACCGTTGACAATATTTTCAATCAGGGTCTGGAACATGTTCTTTAAGAACCCGGACAAATCACCGATGAGTTTTTCAAATAAACAGAAGATAATATCAATAATTTTTTGGAATGCTTTTCTTGCTCCTTCATCTGAAATAAAATCTAAAGGATTAACAAGATTTAAATTTCCAAGAAAAGTGGAGAATATAACATTTAACTTTCCAATGATTCCATTTCTAAGATTATTAAGTACACTCTTTACAAGTCCCTTTACTTGCCTCACAATTCTTTTGAGTTCGGCATCCATATCAATGATTTCATTTCTAAGAGGATCAACAAACTTTCCAAGTGAACTCTCTAATCCATTTGTTAATGCAATAAAGTCAGTGAGAACCTGAGTGATTCTTCCAATAGCATCGTTACCACAATTACTTGGATTCTCTTGTACTTTAGTTGCTGCTGCTTCTACGTTTTGGGCAGCAGGGGAACACCCACCATTGAAAGTATAAACACCTTGTTCACATTGTCCTACGCCTGTACCAACAGACAATTTAGGAATTTCTGTTGAACCATCTACGCCAGTGTTTAAACCTAAATCAGCAGCAAAGAATGAATCTTTTAGTTTACCCTTTACTGGCGGTGAAGAAGGTGGGGCAACTTCTTCTGTTTCACTAGGTGTTGATTTAGTTGGTAATTGTCCATCATTGCCCACACCAAAATTTCTAAAATCAGAACTTTTATTACTACTTAATTCTTCTGGACTAATACTATTTTTTACTCCGCTGGGTCTTCCCAACAGACCCATAATTACTGGTTGCTGCGCTTCTTCACCATCGAGGAAGAACCCAATACAACTTTCTCCACCTTGAAGTGTTAGGGCATCACCCATCGCACCTTGCCCACTACCAGTAACAGGATCCATCATCACCTGTGCCCAAGGCAAATCATTCTCTTCCAACTCATTAGAGAATGGATGATATCCTATGATTCTAACTTTACATCTATGTCCCATAGAATTTTTTTGAGACATAATGACATGCTCAGCTTTCCACACTTTAGGATCAGCAACTCTACCAATCCACCATGTGAAACCATCTCTGCCGAGAAAATTAGATTTTAGTAAGGACTCATCTATCATTAGTCGTCATACACCAGGCATTCTGGTTCGGATGGATTTTGGTCACAGTAGAGTTCCAAGTAGGTAGGATCATGATGATCACCTTCTTCAATTTCTTTCTTGTGGTGCTCTACGTATTCTTCCAACTCTTGCAGTTCGCCTTCAATGTGACGACGCATCTGTGGATTAGTTGTGGGGTCTTCAAGGATTTGCTTATCCTTTTCAATATGCTTTTCGATACTTTCCATTTAGTTTCCTTCGTATTCGTATGTGTCTCTCATTAATTTGAGACTGGTTGTATTTTGAGTAGCGGAAAAATGATGTCTTAATTCTCTGATTAGATATCTTCCACTGATTTCTTTATCTGGTTCATCCGATCTACCGGAATCCATTTCAGAAAATTCACAATTTAAAACATCACCGACCTTTAAGTTTACGTTACATGGTATAAGAATATTTAGTGCCTGTGTAAAGAGGAAATTATATCTGGCAGCAGACTTTGAAAAGTCTGATGAAATTCTACCAGAGTTTTCAGTTCCTCCTGCATTAGACATTATACCATTATCTGTGGTTCTGACAAGTATTCTACTAGAGTGAGATGATAGTTCTTCAGGAACTGACAATCCATCCTGTTTTGTCATTTTTTTATTCTTAATCTGATCTTTGATATTATAATTATAAACAGTAACTTCATTATCTTCAACATTAAATAAGAAAGTACTATTTTTAAATGTTCCAAATCTTAACGACGCTCTCATATCAATGTTTCTATCAAACGAGTAGTCTATAATTTTAAATCTATTATCAAACTCAGAAGATTTAATAACTTTACCAGTATAATTATATCTAAAAATATTTTCCTCCCTTGCACTCCCAATCAATTCAGTTAGTTTGTCAATACTTTTGAAATTAAATCCTTCTTTATTTTCATAAAAGAAGAATCCCATTGTTCCCTTTCCTTCTTCATTTCTAGATGCATTAGGTTCTGCATCTAACTCTCCACCACGAGAAGATAAAGTTTTAGGTCCCAACCACTGCAAAACAGTGAATGGTTTTCTCATTGAACCAAAAAATTTATATGCGTTTGCAGATTCTTCTATGTTCTCATCTAAAAACTTTGTAGTCTTTAAATCATTTGTAAGAATATTTTTTACAGACTGACTTATTTTTCCTGTATGTTTTCTAAATGACCTACTAATCTCATTGTTTAAAAATTCTTTTGTTGTAAGATGTAAGGTAAATCTCTCTGCAAGACTAGTTGAATCAAGTCCGCTTACCTTATAAACACGGAAAGAATCTTCTTCAGTAATAAATTTAAACTCGCCAAATCCTGTATCAACTTCTACTTCTACTTTCTCACCACCACGTATTTTGAGATTACTTACTATACTGAAAGTATTAATACATTCAACCATCATAGAAACTGAATGATCTAAAATATCCTCAAAGTAATCTATAGACAAAATTGAATTTGTGATATCGAATTTTTTACCATCTAAAGATGTGATAGTAAATTGTCTTGGTAGATAAGTTTGTACTGCTTCTGACATTTACTTATGAATTTTCTAGTTTTGCATACATATACAAGTTATGTATGCTACGGGGACTCATAGATGAAACAATGATAGAGTTTTTTCCATTAGAAGATCTTCCACCAGAACCACTCCCCACCATAGGTTGTTCCACACCACCATCACTACCAGAATTTTGAATTATCTGTTGGTTCATTACAATGGTATTGTTTAACATTGCTTCTGCTTCTGGTGTGAACATTGTAACAGTCTGTTCTTTTGCAGGAGCAGGTTCAACCGCTTCTGAACCACCTGTAGACTCTCCAGATTGAATGGAGGGATCGATTCTTAAAGAAGTATTTGTCATGTCCGAATCACCAGAATTATATGCAACTCTAGATTCTTGTGAATATTCTTGCATATACCTGGGTATTTGCATAATTGCTTGTACTTCTTCCATAATAGGTCGAAGAACTGGTGCCAATTCACCAAACAATGAAGACAAAGACGCCACCGTAGGATTGGGTTGATCCTGTTGTGCAACATCAGGGACGGTAGATTCACCACTTACACCTGTATCTGCTGATGCTGTTTGATTTGGATTAAGTTTTCCAATCTCTATCATATTCAAATATGGATTAGGATCTATTGCCGACTTATTATCACCACCTGCTGGTCTCACTTCAAAGTGTAAATGTATATCGGGAGAATTACCAGTGTTACCAATCTCACCAATGGGTGTTCCTGCACTGTAATTTTCTCCTACTTTTAATACCGAGGGACGAGCTAAGTGCATAAACACATACTCTATACCGCCAACTTTTATAAACAGCATGTTTCCTCCACCCGAATGGAACTGATTAAGCGACACCTTACCATTTGCTTTAAGTGCAAAATAGTATCCTGTTTTTCCACTGGTTCCTATGTCCACTCCATAATGAGCATATCCACGACCATTGATTGTGCCACTAGGATCATATGCTCCACCGATAGATTTACCAACCATGCCGCGACCACCCTCTGCACTAGTGCGAGAAAAATCTTCGTAAGGAACTAAGTCGATTAGTTTAGATGCACCTGTGGTAGGTTGTGCTGGTTGTGTTCCAGAGGTCCCAGAGGATTTCGGTTTAAAGACACCGGTAATAAAATCAAATAATTCTTTGAAGGGATTCTCTACTTCAAGTTTTGGTGTAACAGCAGGTGGTTCTACATTAACATTAGGTGAATCACTGGTTGTTTTCGTAGATCCCGATGTACTAGTTGTTGATTGACTTGATTGATTTGAACCACTTTCATTAGATGGTGGAGACTTTACATCTGATACTTCTGGTGCATCTGGTAGTGGTTCTGCAGTTTCATCATCTTTATTTGAACCGAACCCTTTGAATAATTTATCAAGACCCAAATTGGTTGAAATACTTCCAAACATATTTTCCAGAGAAGAAATATCACCACTAAGAATAGAAGAAAGGTCGAGATTCATTAAAGACTTAACAGCAAAACCTGCCAAAGGCACCGCAACTAGAGAACCAATAATTGCAAATGTAGAGCGTCGAGCCGAAGATGCTTCCTTATTCAGTTTACTAATTTCACCAGGTGAAGGGAAATTAAGATTTTCCCTAGACGCACCCTCCATCCATCTTCTAAACCTATCAAGATCTCCTTTACGTTCAAATCTAAGTGCCTGCACAGACCTATCTGAAGCACTAGGTTGAACAACCTTATTTGGATTTTGATTGAAAAGATTTAAATTCATTATACGAATGCCCCATAAGGACTTGATCCAATTAATCTATCAGGGTCACTAGGGGAGAAGAATATAGCTGTAGAACTACCACCTGCTGTATCAGGTTCTCCCTGAATATCATACCTTGGTCTAGGTGGTGCTGCTGCGACTTGTGTTCCACCATTGATAATAGTTACTCCGCCAGTTCCTTTATTTGCAACAGTCTTTGATGGCGAAACTGGTTGAAGCAGAGAGGAAATATTCTGATCATATTGTGTAAATCCACTTGGTTTGCCAACTTCATTGACAAAATTTTGATACTCTCTCAGAGTTATCACCCCATCCCCATTGCCAAATAATAAATCTACATTTTTATTACCTTGATAATTTTCACTGGGAGCACTGTAAATTGGTTCATCCAGACCTTGACCAATATATGCAGGTGCAATGTTTGCCATCTTTACATCTTGAATACCACTACCACCTTTTCCAAAGAACCCAGCGTCTTCTAAATATTTTTTGTGAATTTTAACTTGCTCTGCTCTGGATAAATTTTTGAATTCTTCTCTTGTTTTTCCATACCTTACATCACCAAACTTTCCACCAAACATCAACTGGAAAATACCCGTAGCACCACTACTTATGGCGCTCCTAGGATTTATTCCAGACTCTGCATTATACAGTGCCATTAATTGTGATGGTTTTGTTCCAGTCTCTTGGGCAAGTTTTTGTACTTCTTTAATGAACTCAGGATCATTAGATACATCTGGAACATTAACATTAGCGGGGGGAGTTGTTGGTAATGTTGCTGCCGCAGCAGGATTACCTAACATATTTCCTAATGAATTAAGTCCTCCACTGAGAGCAGCACTAAGTCCCGTTCCACTAATTCCAAGTCCTGCTAATGGATTTGATAGTTGCCTTGATGCACCAAAGGGAGCACCAAGTCCAAGGTAAGTAGTTACATCATTTATTCCCTTTGTAAATCCAAAAGAAGCAAATAAGTTATTGAGAAGATCACCAACAAAACCTGTCATGTCAGTATATAAACCACCAAGGAAATCTCCTGCACCGGAGAGAGAAGAAGTTACATTAGTTTTTATACCTCCCAAGGTTACACCACTTAAGAAATTTATTCCTTTAGGAAACTGTTGGTCATAATGTTTTAGTTTTGGTGGTTTTGATATTGGTTCTATTGGTTCAGTAATACCTGCTTTTTGACTCAAAATTTCTAGTATTGGATCAAGGACGGGAATGCCGGTGGTAGCTGTTATAATAGGATTTACAAATTTTATAATCTTATTAATTTTATCAACAGCACCTGCAATCGTAACATTAACAATTTCTCTAATTTGTTGATAAATTACTGCGACTTTTTCATCTAATTTTTCTAGTTTTGCTTTAACACTTTCAAATATATTTTTTATACCTCCCTTAAAACCACCGAATGCGCCACCAATTATTTCTTTTATCTTAGGACCAAATAGTTTTACAACACCAATTACAACTGCTGCAATCAGTCCAAATTTTCCTATCGACCCAATAATGCCACCAAGGAATCCACCACCGCCTCCTCCACCTCCGGCGTTAGTGCCCTTGAGTTGCCCCATAATATTTCCAACTGTCGCTCTTAAAGCTTTAGCAGCAATGAAACCTTCTACTAAAACATTTCTAAGGTTTGATAGTGCTGACCTTATCGCATTAATATTTTTTCTATTGCTAAAAAAACCTGAGTATTGATCACCAGATGCTTTTCCGGAACGAGGGTCAGGTTGTCCCGCTTGTCTAGTTTCCTTTAAAGGAGCAGGCGCAACCATTCCTCGCCTACGTGCAAAAATTGCATTTGCACCGCCAGGTTGAAGAAATCTTTTTGCTCTTACGCCTGCTACTGCCATTTACATGCCTTGTTGTTGAATTCGTGCATTCTCTTCTTCAACATATTGATTCAATAATGCAAGATATATATCTCGCTCCCATGGCATCATGTTTTCAATCTCTGTTAAACTATATTTATGATGCTGCATGAGAGAAAAATTGACCTTATAATATGTCTCAAGATCAATATGTGCCATAATCAACCGAAAAAACTTTGTAACCCTTCTAGTACAACTTCATTTTCAACTTTTGTATTTGGATTGGTAACTTTAATTGTATGAGAAAGTTTTGGCATAGTATTGAAAAACTTTTCAATCTCTTTGAATTGGTTTGAATTTAATCCTTCCATCCATGTAAGCACTTCTTTCTTTGTACAATCGGATGTAGACCACGCATCATCCTCATTAAAGATAACATCAATACAAGAAGCAATAATTTCAAACGATTTATCTAGATCTTCATCAGCACTATCAAAACTAAAATTGCTAGATACAAACTGACTTAACGATGGATACTTCATACGAAGTGTTAAATTACCATCTAAGTCAATGTCTGGTGTATGTTCTTTGTCCTTTACAACTTCAATCTCATCAATATAAACTTTAACAGGAACTGTTGTCTCACCATCATCAGGACAAGTGACGATCAAATCAACTGATTCACCTACAGACTTACCTCTGATATTTAAGAACAGATATTCAATATCAAAAGTGGGAAGGTTCTCAACCTTGACGCCCCTAGTTTGAATACATTCTTTCAATGTATTTTTAATTGCATTTGCAATTTGTTTTTCATCCTCACTCTCTAGTGCAAGAATAAGAATCTTTTCTTCTCTAACAAGGAAAGGACGGTATTTAATTTTCTTTCCTGTTGATGGTAATACCAACTCATAAGTCGGGGTAGAAATTTTTGGTAAAGGCATAATATTTTACTCAGTATTGTATATAGAAAGGTTTTAGTAACCTCCGTAGTAACCTCCGCCACCACCACCGCCTGAAGATCCTCCACCACCTGAAGAACCACCACCGCCACTGGTAACGTTAATCGTATGAACGATAGAACCAGCACTTGATGTATTACCTGCAGCATCAGTTGAAGTCATAGTGAAGTTATATGTTCCATTATCCAGTGCATTAGAGACTGTAATCACAAATGTTCCACCTGAGTTTGCAGTCGCAGTACCGACTTCTGTAGAACCAACAAACAATTTAATTGTGCTATTTGCCTCTGCACTACCTGTAAATGTTGGAGTGCTATCAGAAGCATCAGTCGTTGATGACAAATCAGAAGGTGCGTCTGGTGATGTTGTATCTTCTTGCTGCTGTTGCTGCTCTTGTTGATTGTCTTGCTGTTGCTGTTGTTCGGATTCTTGTTGCTGCTGCTGTTGTTGCTCTTGTTCCTGCTGTTGACTTGCTTGCTGTTGAGCCTGACTTGCTTGCTGTTGCTGTTGCTGTTGACCTGCTACTGCTGCTATACTTTCAGCAGCAGTGGCGTATATTACATCATGTGGATATGGAACGTGTTGAGCACCAACCATTCTTACAACTGATTGATCATCTAATACATGCTCATGATAGGCACCATAATATGGCACACCATTAACATATCCAACTAGAGGACCAGGAGGTGTTGCATTATTTAAGGATGATACTGAGTTTGATTTACTCAATCCGCTTACTTTCTTCTTAAAGTTTTCTTTTTTCCTTTCGGGGTTTTGTTTTGAAACTGTATATCTAGAATAACTGAAGTTCACAGTAACTTGTGTAAGAGAACTTCCGTCATATGAAAAAGGCATCGCAGCAATATTCATTGGGAAAGCATCAATGAAATCATATTTTAAGATGGGTTGTTCAAGTAGTTTCTTTTCTTTATTATCTTTGTTTGGATTCCTCCAGAATCCTCTTTCAAATTTAACAATTGAAACTTTAGTTTTATATTGATTAGGATATCTCAACCGAAAGAAACTATTACTCTCATCAAATCCTTCTTGTCCATCCTCATCACCATCATATGTTGCACTACCTCTACTGAGTGGATCAATCCAGTTCAACCACTCCTCAAAGATGCGAATAGTATTATACTCTTTATCTACATAGAAAGTCAAATCAAAGTTGGCATAGATTCTACGCATTGGAAATCTTTCGATAACTCCCTGACGAGTGCCAGATTCCTCTGCCATATCAAAAGATGATCCAGGCAAAGATGCATCAGAACATAGGAAGTCATATGTTTCCTCTGTAGATTTAGTTTCTTTAAACAGTCCACATCTAGTAAGATATCTGTTTAATGGACCAATACCGCTCTGACGGATAGAGGAACGTCCAAGATTCAATGTGACCATAAATTGAGACGTTTGGGATAAACCACCAAAGGTCTCTTGGACATCATTTATCTTTTTGTATAGCATCTCCGGCGAATATGTTGCCATCTAAATACTTTGAAACTACTTATATACTATGTATGCCGTATAGTGGAAGGTATCTCCCGTCGCACCCTAAGAAGTATAATGGGAATGCGAAAAATATAATATATCGTTCTCTTTGGGAACGCAAGTTTATGAATTACTGTGACCTGAATGAGGCAGTGAAGGAGTGGCAATCAGAAGAGTTTTGGATACCATACATCTCACCTGTAGATAAAAGAGTTCATCGTTACTTCCCTGATTTCTTTATCAAGTACACAGATAAAACTGGTCGCTTGAGAAC